GCTTTGGACAGTATTTATGAATGGTATACATCAGGTCCGAGACAGAGACTACAGCCAGGTGGATCTATTATTATTGTTATGACGAGATGGGGTATTAAAGACTTGACTGCACGAGTTATTGCAAAGCAGTCAGAAGGAGGAGCGGATAAATGGGAAGTCGTGGAGTTTCCTGCAATATTTCCAGATACAAACAATGTACTTTGGCCAGAATATTGGAGTCGAGAGGAATTAGACGGAGTAAAAGCGTCAATTCCCGTGTCGAAGTGGAATGCACAGTATATGCAGAACCCAACGGCAGAAGAAGGAGCTATAATAAAAAGGGAGTGGTGGAATGTTTGGGATCATGCTAAACCACCTCCCTGTTCATATATCATTCAATCATACGATACCGCTTTCAGTAAAAATGATCGTGCTGATTATAGTGCTATTACAACTTGGGGGATTTTTACTCCCGTAGAAGGTGAGGCTGATGCGATTATTTTGCTTGATGCTGAAAAGGGCAGGTGGGATTTTCCAGAATTGAAGCAAATGGCTTATGATTTGAACGATGCTTATGAACCTGACATGATTTTAATAGAGCAAAAAGCTAGTGGTACGCCTTTAACACAAGAGCTTAGACGTATGGGTATTCCAGTTACACCCTTTACACCGAGTAAAGGTGCTGATAAGTTTGCAAGAATGAACGCTTGTGCGCCTGTCTTTGAAAGTGGTATGGTTTGGAGACCAGACGCTAATTTTGCAGAGGAAGTTGTTGAGGAATGTGCGAGTTTTCCACATGGAGATCATGATGACTTGGCAGATTCGATGACACAGGCTATACTAAGATTCAGACAAGGTGGTTTTATATCCACACCTGACGATGAGCATTTTGAACCAGGATATAGAAAAAGAATGGAGTATTACTGATGGGCAACAAAGAAATAAAAGTAAAAAACCCTTTTGATATTAAACTTACCAATAACTTATCTAAGAAAAAACAAAAAGAAAGACTCAAGCCTTCAGGACCTGTACCTAAGAAAATGCAATTTGGTGGTAAAGTCCAAAAGATGAGAGAAGGTGGTAATGCAATGTCTGATGCTGACAGAGCAATGATACAAAATATTTTAGGTGAATCTGGAAAAACAATTAGTGACGCAGACAGAGCTAGGATGTCACGAATGATGGGTGAATCTGGAAAAACTATTTCAGATGCTGATCGTGCTAAAATGATGATGGGTATGGGAAAACGCATGAAAATGGGTGGCAAAGTCCAAAAGATGAATATGGGTGGTCAAGTTATGGACACAACCAAATCTATGCCAGTTGGTATGATGGACGGTGGCAAAGTTAAGAAAATGAATATGGGCGGTGTTATACCAGGCAGAGGCGGTATGTTTAAAGGAATGAAATAATGGGAAGTTTTGATTTCAAAGATGCTAAAACCGCTAAAGAAGCAAAGGATCTTAAAAGAATAAAGCTGGCAACACAGTTAATGGCTGGTACTGCTAAATTCGCAGGAGGCAAAGGAATGAAAGCTGCTGTTCTTAAATCTCTTGGTATGAAAAAAGGCGGAGCTGTCAAAAAAATAAAATCTATTATGCTTAAAGGTCGTGGTGGTAAATTTAAAGGGATTATGTAATGGCTGGTAAAAAAAAGAGAGACGCTTTAGCTGGTGTCAATATGGCTATGTCTTTGGATTCTCAAGCTAACAAAGACTTAGCTAAGTTAAAACGCATGGCAAAGAAGCCTGGTAAAGTTAAGACTAAGCCAATTAATATGCAACTAGCTAGTAACTCAATTCAAAAACCTGGTGCATTTAACATAAAAAGAAACACTATTATGAAAGCTAGATTCGGTGGTAAAGTTGTTCAAAAGATGCAAGGCGGTGGTAGTCCTTTAAGTCCAGAACAAATGGAAGCAGCCATTAGAGAAATAGAAGAACAAGGCACTGTGTTTGGTAAAGGCAAAGAGTTATCGAAAGACCAGACTAAAAAAATATCTGATAAGTTTGAATCAGACTTTAATCGCCTATTTGGTAAAAAATATGGTGGAGCAATAAGAAAAATGAGAAAAGGTGGAGTTGTTAACACAACAAGATCCATCCAACTTAGCCCAATAACAGGCGAACCAATATAGGAGATTATTATGGCAGGAAAAAAATTAGATGAATCTTATAAAGTTTATTCAGGCTTTAAAGGTACTCAACCAGGTCTTACTAATAGACAAATGAAAAGTATTATGAAATCACTTCAAAAAATAAAAATTAAAAAAATTGGAATGGAAGACGGTGGCGATGTTGTTCCAGTGCCAAAGGAAAGACCAAAGAATTTTAAAGATATAGTGTCGATTAATTTCGATAATAAATCTGGGAATAATACTCAAAAACAAAAAATACAAGCAGCTCGAAATTATCTACAACCAGGAATATTTGGTGCACCACAACCACAAGTAGAACCTCCAAGGGGTAGCTTGCAGAATTCGATTGGTATGAACCCACTATTTGGTAGAGCATTTGCAGGGAAGCCAATATAATGGCTAGAGTAAAACAATTTGCAGATGATTTAGGTATAAGTAAGAACAAAGCACAAGCACTAATTAACAAAGGTCGAAGTCGCAAGGACGGTGGATCGCAAATCTTGGAGAACGTAATGAAACCTAAAGGATATAGTGAGGGTGGTTCAGAAACAAAAACAAAAACCAATCCTAAAGCACCAATAGCTAAAGTAACAAAAGAAAAACTAAAAAAGATAGTAACGATTAAAGTTGATAAGCCTTCTAAAAAGCCTTCTAAAAAGCTATCTCAAAAACAAAAAATAGAAAAAGCCATTAAAGAAGGAAAATTGCAAGTTGGTGATGTGAATGAAATGACTGAATACGATATAGAACAGCTTTTAAAAGCTAAAGGAAAAAGATTTGGTGGCAAAGTTAAGAAAATGAAACTAGGTGGTGAAGCAAAACCTTTAGTTGGCAATCAATTTAAGCTAGATAAAAACAAAAATGGCAGAATAGATGGCGGTGACTTTGCTAAGATGGAAATGGGTGGCAAAGTTAAAGAATACGGTGGCGGCGGTAAAGTCAAAGGTGGCAAGATGACTTGTCGTGGCATGGGTGCTGCAGTTAAGGGTGGTGGTTTTTCTATTAGTTAGGATTTAAAATGGCGATTGAGAACATAAATGGAATAGAAGGTGCTATTCCACCAGAAATGGAAGCTAGTTTAATTGAATTAGCACAAAAACCTATGCTTGAAGGAATTACTGAGTTAGATGATGGCTCTGCTATTGTTGGAGATATGGAAATGGAGTCAGAAACTCCTATAGCCATTCCTTTTGATGCAAACTTAGCCGATCATATAGACGAAGATGTTTTATCTGAAATATCAAGTCAATTAACTGGAGATATAGAAGACGATACTAATTCAAGAAGCGATTGGGAAGAACAATACAAAAGTGGATTAGAACTTCTTGGTATGACATACGAAGATAGATCAGAACCATTTGAAGGTGCTTCTGGTATTGTGCATCCATTGTTAGCTGAATCAGTAACGCAGTTCCAAGCACAGGCTTATCGTGAAATGTTACCAGCAGGAGGACCTGTTAAAACCACAATCATTGGAGCAGAAACTCCAGAAGTAATGGCTCAAGCAGAGCGTGTTAAAAACTACATGAATTATCAAATAACTTACGAAATGGAAGAATACGATCCTGAATTAGATCAAATGTTGTTTTATCTCCCAATCGTAGGTTCAGCGTTTAAAAAAGTTTACTTCGATCCAAATATGCAAAGAGCTGTAAGTAAGTTTGTTCATTCAGAAGACTTAATTGTTCCTTACAATGCAACTGACTTGGCAACGGCTACAAGAATAACTCATTGTATCCGTATGGATAAAAATGAAATTAGAAAATTACAATTATCAGGATTTTACAAAGATATAGATCTTCCTGAATCTGGTTCAGATTCAGACACTATGAGTGATGTGAAAGATACAATTAACGATATAGAAGGTATTACTAACGGCTCTTCAGAAAATGAAGAGATGATGATTTATGAGGTTCATACCAATTTAGACATTGAAGGCTTTGAAGACGTTGGAGCTGATGGAGAACCTACTGGATTAAAAATGCCATATATTGTTACAATTATGGAGGACAGTGGGGATGTCTTATCAATCAAACGGAATTTCAATGAGAGCGATCCGCTCCGTAGGAAAGTGCCTTATTTTGTGCATTATAAGTTCCTACCTGGTCTTGGGTTTTATGGTTTTGGTCTCACTCATACTATAGGAGGTCTTTCTAGGGCTTCCACTTCGATTCTAAGACAATTAATAGATGCTGGAACACTATCTAACCTACCTGCTGGCTTTAAGGCTAGAGGAGCTAGAATAAGGGATGACGAGACACCGTTAAGTCCTGGCGAATTTAGAGATGTTGATATGGTTGGAATGGATTTGCGTCAAGCAATTATGCCTTTACCATTTAAAGAGCCTTCACAAACTCTTTATTCACTTATGAATACGTTGATTGATTCAGGAAGACGTTTTGCTTCTATGGCTGACATGAAAGTTGGCGAGATGAATGGCAATGCACCTGTAGGAACAACTATGGCTATTATGGAGCGTGGCACAAAAGTCATGTCAGCTATTCATAAACGTCTGCATTATTCACAGAAGATTGAATTTAAATTACTAGCTCGTGTATTTGCTATGGGTGTGCCTATGTACCCTTATCAAGTTCCTGGCGCACCACCAGAAATTAAACAAACTGATTTTGACGACAGAATTGATATACTGCCAGTTTCTGACCCAAACATATTTTCTATGTCACAACGTATTGCTTTAGCACAAACTCAATTGCAGTTAGCTCAAAGTAATCCAGAAATTCATGGGCAAAACGGCATGTACCAAGCGTATCGTAAAATGTACGAAGCGTTAGGTGTTTCTAATATAGATGCCGTGTTGCAGCCTCCCCCTCAACCAATGCCCATGAACCCTGCAAAAGAAAATCAAGAAGCATTAAGAGGTGGTGTTTTAACTGCATTTCCAGAACAAAATCATCAAGCTCACATATCGGCTCATTTAGCTATGATCTCAACACCTGTTGCCCAAGCTAATGCTGCAATACTTATGACATTGCAAGGGCATATATCAGAACATATGGCAATGATGTCAGAAATAACTGCACAACAAGAAGTGATGGCTTCCATACCACAAGAACAACAAATGATGATGCAACAAGATCCTAATATGCAAAAACAAATACAAGATCAAATTGCATCTCGTGCAGCTGAGATTGCTTCAGAAGTTAGTGAACAATACGCCCAGTCCATGACTCCTCCACCACAAGAAGATCCACTTGTTACAATAAGAAAGCAAGAATTAGCTCTGCGTGGTCAAGAAATACAACAAAAAGACGATCAGTTTAAACAAAAACAAGAAATGAATATGCAAAAAGAAATGAATGATACGATGATTGATAATCAACGTCTTGATTTACAAGATCAAATAGCTAAAGATAGAATTGAAACTCAAAGAGATATAGCGTCTATGAATGCTATGGGGAGAAAAAATAATGGTTAGTTCAGTTAATGCTAAATT